ATAGCTAACTATCATATAAATAATATACAAAATGGTTTAGCACCAAGCATGTTAATAAACTTTAACAATGGTGTTCCACCAGACGACCAAAGAGAAAGGATAGAAATGAGGATAAAAGAAAAATTTAGCGGCAGTACAAATGCAGGTAGATTTATTCTTGCCTTTAATGATAGTAAAGAATTAGCTGCTAATATTGAACCAGTAATTTTATCTGATGCTCATGAGCAGTATAAATTTTTATCTGATGAATCTATGAGAAAAGTTATGGTATCTCACAGAATTGTATCTCCTATGTTGGTAGGCATAAAAGATAATACTGGATTAGGAAATAACGCTGAAGAATTACAAACAGCTTCAATACTTATGGATAATACAGTAATAAGACCTATGCAAGTAACCATACTTGATGAGTTAGAAAAAATATTAGAATATAATAATATTGAATTAGATATATACTTTAAAACATTACAACCACTTGAGTTTACAGATTTGACAAATGCACTTACTGATGCTGAAGTAGAAAAAGAAACTGGTATAAAAAAAGACCAAGAAGAACAACCAGACGTTGAACAAGAAATAGAAGAATAATGGCAAAAGCACTATTTATAAGAAGAAGTGATATAGTTAAAAACACAGCATTAAATGCTAATGTTGATACAGATAAGTTTATACAATTTATAGAACTTGCTCAAGAGATTCATATACAGAACTTTTTAGGTACTGATTTATATGATAAAATAAGTAATGACATATTGGGTACAGGTGGTGCTTCATTGACTGGTAACTATTTAGCCTTAGTAAATGATTACATACAACCTATGTTAATTCATTACGCTATGATAGAGTATTTGCCTTTTGCCAGTTATAGTATATCAAATGGCGGTGTGTTCAAACATCAATCTGAGAATTCACAAATAGTGAGCAAAGAAGAAGTAGATTATTTAGTTCAAAAAGAAAGGGAATATGCAGAATATTATACTCAAAGATTTATAGATTACATGAGTTTCAATCAATCTTTATTTCCAGAATATAATAGTAATTCTAATGATGATATTTACCCTGATAAAGACGCTTTATTTCAAGGGTGGGTACTTTAGATAAAAAAAAGACATATAAACCCAAAAAGGGTAATGTAAATAAATTAAAAATCTATTTAAAAAAAAAGGGAACTAAATAGTTATGGCGACACTCTCAGGAAATAAAATAAAAGACACTTATCAATCGTTAATTAAATTAACAGACAACGGAAACTTAACCACAGGTGCAAAAAGAATAACTGATGGTTTTGGCAACAACAGTCCATTATTTTTATCTACTTCACAAATTGGAGTAGGTGTAACACCGACTGTACAATTTCATGCGTCTGGTGATGGTAAGTTTGGTGGCAATTTAACAGTAACAGGAAATTTAGTTGTAGAGGGAAGCTTAACAACTGTAGGAACAGATACACTTACAGTAAAAGACCCACTTATAGTTTTAGCTAATAATAATACATCTACAGACGCTGTTGATATAGGGTTTTATGGTAAATATAGTCCTAGTAGCACAACATTGTTTGCAGGACTATTTAGAGATGAGGGTGATGATAAATTCAAACTATTCAAATCATTACAAGTTGAACCTACAACAACGGTTGACACAAGCGGAACTGGCTATACAAAAGCAGGTTTAGTTATTGGTAGTTTAGAAGCAACAACAGGTAGTTTTACAGGCAATATTGAATTAGAAGCTGCAAGCGGTTTTGCACAAGTTGAGCTAGGTGGACCGTCTGGTGCTATAATAGACTTAAAAGGCCCATTTAGTGATGATTTTGATTTAAGAATATTATCTAACACTACAAGCGGCCAAATAAACGCTATAAACGGACAACTTGATATTACAGCAAATACAAATATAAATTTACAACATCAAGGCTCTACAAAATTACAAACTACAAGTACAGGTATCACAGTAACGGGCACTATAACAGGTAATGTAACAGGTAATTTAACAGGTAATGTGACAGGTAATGTTACTGGAGATGTAACAGGGGATTTAACTGGAGATGTAACAGGTAATTTGACTGGTGATGTTACAGGTAATGTAAGTGGAAGCTCTGGTTCAACAACTGGAAATGCAGCAACAGCGACAAAAATAGCAAGCATTACAAACAGTGATATTGTTCAACTTACATCATCACAAACATTAACTAATAAAACAATAGATCTTGATAACAATACAGTTTCTAATATAGAAGTTGACAATTTAAAAAGTGGTGTTTTAGATACCGATTTAAGTTCAGTATCTGGTTCTGACGATACATTAGCTTCTGCAAAAGCAATTAAAACTTATGTTGACGGACAAATAAGTGGTGAGGATTTAGATATAGCAGGTGATAGTGGAACAGGGTCAGTCGATTTAGATTCACAAACATTTACTATAGCTGGAGGTACTAATGTAACAACATCTGTTAGCAATCAAACAGTCACAATAAACGCAACTGGTGCTGTTGATGGTAGCGGTACAGCTAATGATGTAGTAATGTGGTCTGATAGTGATACACTAACAGACGCACCTATTGCTATTTCAGGTGATAATGCAACTTTCGCAGGTGATGTAAATGTAGGTGGTGGCGATTTAAGATTAGATTCTACAGCTAAATTATTTACTAACGAAGATAATATGACTATTAGTGTTGAAGATAACAACAATGGTACTAACGCAAATATTATATTTAAAAATGCCGCATCTACATCTTTGACATTAGCTAAAGATTTATCAGCAACTTTTGCAGGAAATGTAGACATAAATGGAAGTCAAATATCAGTAGGAACAAATAATTCAAGATTTGCTGAAAATAACTTAAGATTTAATTCTGCGGGTGGTGCTTTTATAGACCATACAACATTAGGTCAAGATTTTAATTTTAGGACTTCTGTTAGTAGCGCATTAGATACAACACCTTTGGTTTTAAATGGTGCTAACGCAATTTTTGCAGGTACAATAAAACAAACTGGAAAAACATTAACTATTGAGGCAAATGACCCTGAGATTATTTTAAAAGACACAGATGAGGGTACAGATGATAAAGTATTTAGAATTATAAATGTATCAGAAGAATTAAGGTTTACAGCAAGAACTGACAATAATGATGCTAATGCAGATGGTGGGGATGTTTTAAAAATTACAAGGTCAGGAAATTCAACTTTTGCGGGTAGTATTACAGGTACATCAGCACAATTTATAGACACAAGTAATCCTGATGGTGGTAGTGGAACAGGAGAGGGCGGCTCTGTGATTATTGAAGGCAGGAGAGATGGAACAGCTAATTTGTTATCGTTAAGGTCAAGAGATGCTTCAGCACCTACAGTCGCTTTGCCAAATGGTCAAGGTGGTATATTAAGATTTCAAGGATTTGATGGAACTGATTTTGCACAAATGGGAGGCATACAAGTTGTTGCAGATGGACAAGCAGTTGCCAATGGAGACGCACCAAGTAAAATGAATTTCTATACAGTACCTGATGGAACAGAAACTTTAACTGTTGCCCTTGCACTTGACAAATCTCAAAACGCAACTTTTGCAGGTGATGTTGAAGTTCTTTCAAGTGGTGCTGAATTAATAGTAAACGATACAAGCAACACACCAAAACTTAGATTAAAGCAAAATGGAAGTACAAAAGCAATAATACAAACTTCTAGTGATGATTTATTGTTTCAAGTGCCTACAGAAAGAATGCGTATCACATCTGGAGGAAATGTAGGAATCGGAACAACTTCGCCTAATGCTAAATTACACGTAGACGGCGGTGGTAAATTTGAAGGTAATGTAACTTTAACAAAATCTGTTGGAGATACAGAATTACTTATTGAAGCAGATACAGATAATAATAATGAAAATGATAATCCAAGATTACATTTAAGACAAGACGGTGGTGCTATTAGTGCATACTTTGGATTAAATGGAGATGTTGATAATACTTTTACTGGTGCTTTAGCTAATAGTCCTCATATAAGAGCAACAGGCGGTATTCAGTTTGCTCCATCTAACACACTAGCTTTAACCTTAGACACATCACAAAACGCAACTTTTGCAGGTGCAGTAGGTGTTGGTGTCGCAGGAGGTTCTAACGCTAAATTAGAAGTTGTATCAACAAGTGGAGAAGTTTTTAGAGCAGATGCAAGTGGTGGTGCTTTTAGAATAGTAGCAGACCAAACAGGAGTAAATACTCAAGGTGTTTTAACTCACTCAGGTAATTTAAAATTTAACGGTAATACTACAATTTCATCAAATACTACTGATGGTTCAGATAATGCACAATTAATTATTGCAGGTGGTGGTACAGATGGGGATAGTAGAGGTGCATCAGTACATATATCGGGCAATGAATCAGGTAATGGTGGTTTATTACAACTTAGGGCGGGAAGTGGAAGTATTAGCCAAATAAGAAGTTATACAAGTGGTACAGAAAGAATGCGAATACAATCGGATGGTAAAATTGCCATAGGAACAACCGCAGCTACCGCTAACTTAGAAGTTGGTGGTGCTAATTCAACACTCAGAGTTGGACCAAGATACGCTAGCGGTGGTGATAGAGATTTTGTTGATTTGATTGCTAATGGAACTGATAGTAAAGTATTATCAAACAATGAAAGATTTCATATAGAAAATAATTCTGGACATATAATTATAAACCCTTCATCTAATGTCGGAATAGGAACAACTTCGCCTAGTCAAAAGCTGCACGTTGTAGGCAATATATATTCTGTAAATAGCGGAACAGATGGCGGGCAAATTAGATTAGCAAATAGTGGTGGTGGAAGTAATTGGTATTGGGCAGCAAGAACAACAGGATTAAATTTAGGTGAGCTAGGTGCAGCAGATGGTAGAATATTTATTGCTAATGGAGGTAATGTTGGTATCGGAACAACTTCGCCAAATGCTAGGTTAGAATCAAATGCTAATGTTACTTTTAGTACAATTGACACATTTGGTCAAATAGTAGCTAAATCAACATCAGGTGCATTAGGTATGATGTTAAATATAGGTGTTGATGATGGTGGTGATTTTTGTTTTTTACAATCTGTAAACAGAGGTGTTGGTGCAACGCCATTGGTGTTACAAAGATATGCTGGTAATGTAGGAATTGGAATATCAACAATAGCAAGAGGTCCTTTACACGTTCACGAAGGTAGTACAGGATATAGTCAAGTTCATTTAACTAATAGCTCATCTGGTTCAACAAGTAATGATGGGTTAACTTTATTTACAAATGGAAATGATGCTGGTATAATGCAAAGAGAAAATAGTTATTTGTTATTTGGAACTAATGACACAGAAAGAATGCGTATTGATAGTTCAGGTCGAGTTGGTATTGGAAATACATCGCCAGGTTTAAAATTAGATGTTACTGGTGACATTAGAGCATCAGCAGATGTAATAGCTTTTTCAGATAGAAAACTAAAGAAAAACATCAAAACATTAGATGGTAAAAAGGTTTTTGATATGCGAGGTGTTAGCTTTACTAGAATTGATACTAATAAAGAAAGTAGCGGTGTTATAGCTCAAGAGATACAAAAAATAGCACCTGAACTTGTAAATGAAACAGGTGATACATTAGGCGTTGCTTATGGCAACTTAACAGGTTACTTGATAGAAGCAATTAAAGATTTAAAACAAGAGATAGAAGAACTTAAAAAACAAATTAAATAATGGCAGTACCTACAAGTGGAACAATAGAAATGTTAAAACTAGCAAGAGAAAGAAAAGGCAATGGATATACATCTAACGCAACAATAACAAGCCCAATATTTTTATCAGATTTATCAAGATTAAGTGGTGGCAATTCAAGTGGTTCAGGTAATAGCTATCCAGCTATAAATACACTAAACCCTAGCGAAAGTAAACCTGATGGTGCAAATCCACTACAAATAAGTGAGTTTAGAGGTTATGAACAAAATGTTACACTCACAGCTTTTGATTTTGTATATAGTGATTCAACATCAAATGATGCTTGTTTAGCAGCTTTTCCTCTTGGCCCTTATTATCACAACGACACAAACAACTTGTTCCCTGACGATTTAACTGGAGTTTATACAGCTTTCAAGAACACATCAGGTAGTTTAGTTGCAGAGGTTGGTTTTTATCAAATATTTACAAGTGGTGGTAGTACATCAGGTAAATTTATACAGGTAGGCAGTAACGGATCAATAATAGGTGGCGGTAATTGTTAAAATATAATTAATTAATAAACAAATAAAATGGCAAATAAAATAACTTACGAATGGCAAATAAACGCACTTGATGCAAAAATAAAAGAAGACGACCACAGTGACGTTATATATAACGTGCACTGGGGATACAATGCATCAAAAGGTGATTACTCAGCTAATACGATTGGTACACACTCTGTTGTGTATGATAAAGATAACTTTATTGAGTACAGTGATCTAAAAAAAGATGACGTTGTAAAATGGCTAGAAGATGGTTTAGACGTAGACAATATGAAGCTAAACCTAAAAGGTCAAATAGACTTACAAGAAAATCCAGTTGACGTAGTTTTGCGTCCTGACTGGTAATTTATTATATTAGACAAAAATCTAATATTATGAGCAAAAAAATTGACGAACAAGAGTTAAAGAAAATACAAAATTACGAGCAACAAATGACAAGTATAAAATTGGAACTTGGTAGTATTCAGTTAAATACGCATATTCTTAAAAACACATATACAACAGTAATGCAAGAATATAATAATCTTAGAAAGGAGCTCGAAGAAAAATACGGGAAAGTTAGTATAAATGTTTCTGATGGCTCTTACGAAGAAATTAAAGAAGATGAGCCAAGTAATAAATGAAGAAACACAAGTAAAACTTGATCTTAAAACTATAGGTATAATTTTAGCTGGTGCAATATCCCTTGCTGGCCTTTATTTCACGTTGACTGCTGAGATAGAGTTAGCAAAAGAATTGCCAAAACCCGAGCTAACAAGAACAGAATATGATTTAAAGGATCAGCTTATTAGAGAAACTATTGAAAACACTGCTGAACAAGTACAAGAGAACTCGGAAAAACTAGATAAAATAGATGAAAAACTATACGAAATCATACAGAAATGAAACAGATATTTGTCCTGATTGCGTTTTTTGCATATGCAACAGCTAGTGCACAAGACTACACAGTGTTACATATAAACAGCTCCTGGAATTTTAGAAATGATTATAAAGACCTAAATAAAATAAAAGGTGCAAAAATAGTTCGTGCATTATTAGAAGAACAAAAACAATCAGTAAAAGATCAAATAAAATCTGTACCAGTAATATTTTTATATAGAGACAGAAACCTAATAGGTAGATGGGATGCTGGCATATCACTATCTATAAAAGTACCTGTACAAGAGATACAAAATGTTATCGAAAAAAGCAGGTATACAAGGGTTGCAACAAACTAATAGATTATGATATCTGAGCATATATCAGAAAAAGAAGCAACAAAAAGTATTACAGCTTTGCGTTTGGGTATAGACAATACGCCAAACGGCAAAGCATTAGCTAATATGAAAACGCTTGCTGATAATATATTTGAACCTTTGAGATCTTGGGTTGGCGGTCCCGTGAAGATTACAAGCTTTTATCGCAGCCCTGATTTATGTCTTGCACTTGGATCAAAAATATCTAGTCAGCACTGCAAAGGACAAGCGATTGATATAGATGATGTGTTTGGACACAAAACCAACAAAGAAATGTTTTATTGGGTTAAAGATAATTTAGACTTTGACCAAATGATATGGGAGTTCGGTAATGAAGAAAACCCTGATTGGCTGCATATATCTTATGTAGACAAAGAAAAAAATCGTAACAGAATACTTAAAGCTGTTAGAGATAAAAACGGTGTAAAATATATTGACATAACAAATGTATAATGTTGAGTTTAGAGTAATAAACAGAGCAGAGGTCGGTTTGTTGCTTGGTTACTCGTACTTTGTAAAAGATAACATAGATGATTTTAATGAACTCAATATATATCTTTTGTTTATAGTTTTACATATAAAATGGTGGTAATATGAGTAAGAAAAAATTTAAAGATACGACAGTAGGGAAGCTGCTTTTTGGTGCAGCTTCTGTTATAAATCCTACACTAGGTAGTGTGTTACAGGGTGTTACAAATCCAAAGGAAGCTATAGCAGAAATAACTAAAGCTAAAATATCTACAGGAGATAAAATTAAATTACAACAACTTATATATGAACAACAAAATAAAGAAATGGAGTCTATTACAAGTAGATGGCAAGCTGATGCAGCTAGTGATTCTTGGCTTAGCAAAAACGTTCGCCCTCTTGTTCTTGTTTGGTGTATTGTGGTGTTTAGTTTTGCTGGTATACTGGACAGTATTGATTCGGTTCCTTTTCACATAAACGAAGTTTGGAACGACACGTTTGAAAAAGTAATGATGGCCTGTGTGCTAGCATACTTTGGTGGTAGAACAGCAGAAAAATCTACAAATATATTTAAGAGATAGTGGCTAAGTTAGGCTATATTCACAGATACAAAGTAAAGAAAAAAAGACCTGGTGTACATTCTAAAAATGCTTCACGCAACCAAATAGGTTACAAAAAGAAGTACATAGGTCAAGGCATAAAAAGATAATTATTCTACTTAGATATTTTACATATGACGAGTTTAATTGTCCTTATTCAAGGTATGATGAGACTGGTTACAAATATATGGACAGGGAGTTTCTTATGATGCTAGATGAAGCTAGACACCTTTGTAAGATAAAATTTAAAATAGTAAAAGGTTATGTATCTCCTGACGGACAAGTCAGGCGTAATGAACTTAACAACTCATCGCACCTTATAGGCAGAGCTTGTGAAATATTTTGTAAAAATAACTACAAAAGATATAGAATTATGACAGCACTTTTGGAGGTTGGATTTACAAGAATAGCTTTTACAGACGATAGAGTTTATGTAGACAATGATGATCTAAAGCCAGACTCAATATGGCATTATAGAGTAGCAAATAAAAAATTTTATATAAGCTCTATATAATATATTATATAATACATAAATAAATTATATTATATATATAATATAATATATTATTTAACAACGCCTAAAAAGCGTTGTTAAAAAAAAATAATATATTTGAGTATGATAGTAAAAGAAACACAATACTTAGACAGTTATGTTAGAATTGTAAAAATATTAGATAAGGTTACTTGTTTAGATGATAAACAAATAAATGAGTTAAAGAGATGTTTAGTGGAAATAGCATTCTACAATAATAGTTTACAATCAGATGTAGACCATAAAAAAGCAGATATGCTATTGAATGAAGATTTTGATATTTAATAATTTATTATATATTTGTCACAATGAAATCACTTATTACAAAACTTGTGGCTATTCAGCAAAAGCTGAAAGCACCAAAAAATCAACGCAATAAGTTCGGTAATTATAACTACCGTTCTTGCGAAGATATCTTAGAGTCTGTAAAGCCACTCTTAAACGCAGAAGGTTTAGTATTGACGCTTACAGACAAGATAAATAGCGATCCACTGTATTGTGAAGCTACTGCTTCAATAACAGATGGTGACGAATCGTTAAGTGTATCAGCTCAAGCTGGTATTGATCCAAGCAAAAAAGGTATGGACGTAGCACAATCTTATGGTGCGTCCTCAAGTTATGCAAGAAAGTATGCCTTAAATGGTTTGTTCTTGATAGACGACACCAAAGATGCAGATGCAACAAACGATCACGGGAAGAAGCCCGTTAAAAAAGAAATGCTGACCCCTAAACATCCAAACTTTAATAAAGTAAAACAGTATTTAAGTTCAGGTGGTAGTGTGGATAATGTGTATGATAAATACACTGTATCAGACTCAGCTATGTCTCAATTAATTAATACATAACTTATGGCAACAATCGCAAGTATATCTTTAGATGTAAAAAAAATAGACAAGTCTAAACTAAAAGATGGAAGATATTTAAACCTTGATTTATCTATCAGAGATGAATTAAATCAATATGGTCAAAATGTTTCTGTTTACTACAATAGAAGTAAAGAGGAAAGAGACCAGGAAGTACCCAAGTCTTATCTAGGTAACGGTAAAGTAGTATGGACTGACGGTAATATATCTACTGGCAAAAGCTCACAGCAAGAGCTAGTAGATTTTTAGTTTTTTGTTTTGTTTTAGGGGTGGGCAGAGATGTCCACCCTTTTTTTTTGCTTATATGAACCTTGAGAATAAATTTAATAGATTAACCAAAAAAGTTTACATAGATCCAAATGAAAGAGTTGAGTACCCTCCAGTGGCTATATCATACGGTCATTATAAAAGTGGTCAAAACTTTTATCCTATTCCTATTGGCACTTATGGTAATTTTTCTTTTATACAAGCGGCTCCAAAATCCAAAAAAACGTTTCTAGTTTCAATGTTGTGTTCTTGCTATTTATCAGGCGAGACATCTTTTACTGGCGATTTAGTTGGTCACAGAGGAGACTTGAAGCTAGTTCACTTTGATACAGAGCAAGGAAAATTCCACGCACAAAAAGTATTTAGAAGAGTAATAGAAATGGCAGGTTGCGATAACACGCACTATGACACCTATGGGTTACGAACACTTAGTATAGAAGATAGAAATTTATTTATAGAACTATACCTTGAAAAAAACTACGATAGAATTGGAATGATGGTTATTGATGGTGTTGCTGATCTTGTATCAGATGTAAATGACATTAGGGAATCAAACAATCTTGTACAAAAAATAATGTACTGGACAGAAAAATATAATGTACATATGGTTTGTGTAATACATAGTAATTTTAATTCTGAGAAGCCTACAGGACATTTAGGTTCTGCATTAGAAAAAAAAACAGAGACACAAATAAAAGTACAAGTAAATGATAAAGATGATGATGTTGTACAAGTATCTTGTAAAAGAAGCAGAAGTGTACCATTTGAAGATTTTAGTTTTGAGGTATGTAGAGATGGTTACCCAAGAATAATAGATAAAATTGATTCATTACTAAACATAAAGTCAAATGGATCTTGATAAAGAAATTAGATACTTCAAAGAGTATAGAAAAAAATTAATACAATTTATAATAATTAACACTTGTTATTCACAAACACCTGGTTATTATAAAGCACAAGGAAGAGTAAAATTTAAACCAAAACATATGTTAGGCTTGCTTGAAGAGATTAGCAACATAGAAAAACATATTGATAAATTAGAATTTAAATCAGATTTATGGAATTAAAGCTTACATATTATATAAGACCTATAGCACATCAATCAGTAAGAATGTCAAAAAAAGGCTACACATACACACCAAAAAATGTCGTTAAATATAAAAGGTCCATAGCTGAGCAGACCAAATCACAGTTACCCGAAGACTTTGTAATCATTAAACATAGTACGCCTATTACAGTAGAATATTTGCATTACATATACAAGTATCCAGCAAAGTGGCGTAAGAAAGATAAAGAAAACTTTACATTTAGAATATCTAGCCCTGATCTTCTTGACAATGTGAACAAAGCGTTTATGGACGCTTTGGAAGGTATTGTATTTGAGAATGATGCAAGTGTGTGTTATGTCAAGGAGCTAAAGAAATATTATGGAGATGAATATAAAATTGAATTAAAATTATTATATTAAGGGAGATGAACAGAAAAAAAATACCAGTTTATTCAGGCGTTTTAAATTATTTCCCAGACGCAATAAAAGAAGTGGCTAAGTGTAGCTATAAAGGCAACGAGCAACACAACCCTCACAAAATACTGCATTGGGATAGATCAAAGTCAGGAGATGAGCTTGACGCCTTAGCTAGACATTTATTACAAGCTGGGACTTTTGATGATGACGGTATTAGACATTCTGCTAAGGTTGCTTGGAGAGCACTAGCTAATTTACAAAAGGAACTAGAAAATGATACTAAATGAATTATCTAAACGAAATGAAGAGTGGCATAGGATAGCTCTCTCCATTTGTAAAGATGAACATTTAGCAAACGACCTAGTACAACTTATGTATTTCAGAATATTAAAGTACATAAAAGACATTGACAAAATAAAAGTCAATGGTAAAATAAACTCTTTATATATATATGTTACAATAAAAAATCTGTATTACCAGCACAAGAACGCCGAAAAGAAAAATACAAGATTACAGTACCAGGATTATGATAGTTTTGACGATAGCAATAATATAAACTATTATCCAATAAACTTGACGACATCCATTGATGATGAAAAAAATATGATCTTATATGAACAGGCTCATCAAAAACTAATTGACAAAATAGATAATGAAATAAAAACTTGGCATTGGTACGATGAGAAGCTTTTTAGATTATATTATTATACAGATAAGAGTTTAAGAAAGATTGCAAGTGAAACAGGCATATCATTAACAAGTATTTATAATTCTTGTAAGAATTATAAAATAATTATAGAGCAAAAGTTTGGAGAAGATGTTGCAGATTTCTTTAACAAAGATTACCATAAAATTAAATAATATGAAAAAACCAAAAGATAAAAGAACAAAAAAATATAAAGAGTGGAAAGAAAAATTCGACAACAAGTCTAAAGGACTTGGTGACGATATAGAAAAAATTACAAAAGCGACTGGCATAAAGACTGCTGTAAAGTGGGCACTAGGTGAGGATTGCGGCTGTGATGAAAGAAAAGAAAAGCTAAATAAATTATTTGATTACAGCAAGCCAGAGTGCTTGACTCAATCAGAATATATTTTTCTTGACAAAATGTTTAACACAAAAGGCAGTGTGCTTTCTGCTGACAAAGTTAGCAGGTCTATCAACATATATAACAGGGTGTTCAATGCACATCAAAGAGCCACAGGTTGTAGCTCTTGCTTTGTGTCAAACGTGTACAATCCACTGAAAAGATTATATGAAAACTATTAAAAGTGAGCTTGAGCTCTTTAATTATTTGAAGCTGTATCATTTTACAGATCTTGTAAAGTCAAGAAACAAGATGTCTAAGTGGGATTGTTATTCTAGCATATGGGGTTATCGCATTGAGCTTAAATGCAGAAAAAAACATTACGAGGATTTAATTATAGAAAAAAGTAAATATGATTATTTGATATCAGAATGTTTTGGGTCAGACGAAACACCTCTTTATATATGCAGCACCCCAAAAGGCATTTACTGTTATAATCTATTTCTTGCTGATCCAAGATGGGAAGTCAATAGTAAAAATCCAGCTACTACAAATTTTAGCAATAACGAAAGGGTAAAAAAAATAGTTGCCTATATCAATGTTGATAAAGCAACTAAATTAATATGAAGACAATAAGATTGCTTGATGGCTCTGAATGGAAGGTAGATGATATCATAGACAAGATGTATGATAATGAATTTTACTATGGCTATCTAGGTGCTAATTGCTTATCATCATCCTCTTGTAAGAAGCTGTGTGAAAGTGTAGAAGACTATTTGTTTGAAGATAACAAATTCAGCCCCAACCTTAAACCACTAAGAGATGGTAGATTGTTTCACGTTACGGTTTTAGAAACTGACAAGATGGATGAGTATTATGATTTCGTTGATGTAAGCACAAGAAGAAACAAAGAGTTCAAGGAAATAGCATCAACATCTAAAAAAGAAGTTATGCTTCATAAAGAAAAACTTTGGGCAGAAGATCTTAAACATAATATCCTTAAACATAGTAGGTCAAAGTATTTAATTGAAAATGGTAAGCCTGAAGTTCCAAACATAAATTATGTTTTTGGATTACCTTTTAGAGGAAAGGCTGATTTATTATGCGAAGATCGTGTTGTTGATATAAAGACCACAGGCGATATTGACAACTGGGATTACAATAAATATTTTTATGGCTACGACATACAGGCATATTTGTATATGAAATTGTTTGATAAAGAAACCTTTGAATTTGTTATAATAGATAAAAGGACAAAAAAGGTAAAGACAGATGAGGTTACAGAGGATTTTCTTAGATCAGGAGAACATAAAGTTAAAAAGGCAGTTGGAAACTATGTCAAATACTTTGCAATTTAGTAATGCCTTGTCTAAACTGTATTTTGATTTTACTGTAGAGGACTTGACACACGGCAGCACACTTGAGGAATGCGAGAGAACTTTAAAGTTTTTTGAGGACTTAGAACTGTATGAAGAATGTGAAGGAATACATTTAGCTATAAAGTCAGCGAAATTTTTCTTAGGTTTGTCAAAAATAAATTAACTATGAAATTATCACAAATTAGAGCCTTTGTTGAACAATGTACTGAAATAGACATATCAATAAAGACTAGACAAAGATCTTATGTTTATGCAAGAGCTGTATATTTTTATCTAGCGAGAAACCACACAAGCTGTGGTGTCGAAGCTATAGCTGACTCAATGGACGTGCATCACACATCAGTTTTACATTCACTAAAAAAAATAATTCCTATCATATTTAAATACGATAATCATTTAGCTAGCGTTTGTAAAAACTTCAAAAAGGAATACAAGCATTTTGTTAACAATACAAAAAAGGCAAAACAAGATTTAATAGATGAGAACATAAATCTAAAATCAGAAATCATTAAATATAAAATAATGATTGAGGATATGAATGAAAAACATAAGGCAGAGCAAGAATGTTGAGAAAGGTAAAATTAATACAGAATATAATTTGTTAGCTATATCCTGGTGTTTGAAAAACGGGTATAAGTTGTATCCACAACCAGTTGGTAAATTATATTTAATTATATTAGAATACAAAGGAGTTAAAGCTGAAAGCGACAAACTATACACAAAAAATAATTGGAGTGATAAAATCTGGAAAACATATCAACATATATACCAAACTAAATGCCTAGAAAGAAAACAGTAAGAAAGTATATGAAACCTACTGACGGTAGAAAGAATAACGGTCAGAAGCCAGGAGACGCTGTTTTAAGGCGTTCTCTGGCGACTTCTAGTAAAATGAATGTCGCTAAACGCAATAGGTCAAGATTGTTGGCTACAGACGCTATAAAACAAATATATGGATCTGAGCAAGAGTTCTGGAAACTAATAGCCGAGAATGCAAGAGACTCACAGTTTGACCGTAAGATGATCGTTGAGTATGTTTATGGTAAGCCAAAAGATTATGTTGACCTGGGTGGTAATGCAGATAAGGTAGATATATCCATAATGAATTTCTTTGAGGGTAGTAAAGAAAAAACAATAGATATAGATGAAGCCACCGAAGCTGAATAGCAAGTACCAGGCGTTTGGTAATCAATCAAGATATTTTATAGTTACAGGCGGTAGGGGCAGTGGTAAATCATTTGCAGTTAATGTATTTCTATTGTTGCTTACTTACGAAAGAGGCCACAAGATATTGTTTACCAGGTATACAATGGTATCAGCAGCATCATCTATTATCCCAGAGTTTATAGAGAAGCTAGAGCTAATGGGTGTGGTCGAAGACTTTAGAATAACTAAAGACGAGATCACCAACATAAAAACAAAGTCAAGTATATTGTTTAAGGGTATACGAACTGCATCAGGTAATCAAACAGCCGCACTGAAATCATTAAACGCAATAACTACATTTGTACTTGATGAAGCTGAGGAGCTGACAAACGAAGACGACTTCGATAAAATAGATCAATCTGTAAGAGTGAAAAATAAACTCAATAGGGTTATATTGATACTGAACCCAACTACAAAAGAACACTGGATATTTAGTAGGTTCTTCCAAAACAGGGATGTGCCTGATGGATATAACGGAATAAAACAAAACATAACATACATTCATACAACTTACTTAGACAACAAAGATCATCTATCAATATCTTTTCTCAACCAAATACAAGACATCAGAAGAAGAAGGCCAGAGAAATACGTTCATCAGATTATGGGAGCCTGGTTAGAAAAGCAAGAAGGTGTTATATTCAAGAACTGGAGGATAGGAGATTTCAATGAGAACTATGAAATATACTATGGTCAAGACTTTGGATTTAGTATTGATCCGACTGTCCTCACTAAACTCAGTATAGATAAAAAAGGTAGGCGTATATTTTGTAAAGTAATGTATTGTAAAGCTGGATTATCTACATCACAGATTGCAGACTTCAATATAAGATATGCTGGACCACAACTTATAATATCAGATAACTCTGAGCCGAGACTTATAAAAGAAGTCAAGGCGAAGGGAGTGAACATAAGACCGACCATTAAACGCAGTGGGTCTATTCTGTCTGGTATTGCATTACTACAAGACTTTGATTTAATAATAGATCCTGACTCTACGGATCTTGTTAAAGAATTAAATAATTATGTTTGGGCAACCAAAGGTCAAACTAAACCTGTCGATAAATTCAATCACTGTATCGATTCAATCCGCTACGCAGCTCAATACGCTTTAGAGGGATTTAACAAAGGCACCTACTCTATTCGTTAAACGCAGTAGGGTAATCATTAAACGCAGTAGGTTTATCGTTAAACGCAGTAGGTCAAGCAGATACACAAAAAAATAATTAACATTTTATACACAATTATTTAAAAAAGTTTTATATATTGCATCCAACAAAACATTTTAATTATGAAAGAAAAACAATTTAAAAGCAAATTAGTTGAGTGGTATCGAGATTATAGAATACCTGTTAGGGTTGAATATTGGTTAGACCCTGAGACTAATGATGTAGTTCTTGATAAACAAGAAATGAGACAGTCGCTAAGATCTGAGATGCAAAGACTTAGTAGGCTTTTAAGATTTGGTGAAATACCAGAATAAATTATTTCATTGGGTTTGTCATGCAAACCCAATGAATAACTATTAAATTAAATAATATGAATAATAAACTAAAACAATTTATAAAAGAGTCCGAGAATGGTAAAATATTCTCGGCTACCTTCATTAAGAAGGACGGAACCGAAAGGAGAATGAACGCCAGGCGTGGAGTCTCTAAAGGTGTAACAGGACAGGGAATGTCTTTTGACCCTATGTCAAAGGGATTGCTTGTTGTGTTTGATATGCAAAAGCTTGCATATAGAATGATTAACCTACTTACTTTAAAACAGGTTAATATAAATGGTAAACAAATAAAATTATGAAAAATCAAAAACCAATATGGAAAAAAAATAAATACGGAAAATGGTATAAGTTAAAACCCGTAACTGATAAGATTACGTTCATTCCTTGTGATGAGTTTGATCAAACTTACAGGTGGCAAAAAACAAATAAAGGTTACCCAGCAAAAAGATTAAAATAAATAATATAAAAACAAAACATTATGAAAATACAAGAATTTAAAAAAGCAATGAAAGAAGTTTTCGGAGATAGATATATTGATGGAGACTCAGAAGGTACTTTGAACCTCAGATCAAAAAAAGACGACTCGATTGATTTAAGAGAGTCCGCACACAAATTATTGTTCCAGGGAAACGCTAAACAAAAATTAGAAGGAGCTGGAATGTTAAAGGTGTTAGATAAGTTAAATTTAGATAATGGTAAAACAAAATAATTATGGCTACTAGATGTACAATAAAAATAGATGGCGTAAAGTACGCTAAGATTTATAAGCATTGGGACGGATATCCTGAAGCGAATTATTTATGGTTAAGTAAGTTTAACGATAGATTTAACAAACAACGAGGAGATGATCCGAGTTATAAGTTTGCTCAGTTACTTAGGTTTTCAAGCAAATATGGAAATACTTATCAATTAGACAACTCTGAATTTACTGGTTGGGGTGTTACTACTTATGACTCTGAATGTTGGGAAGAATATGAATATCATCTTACCAATAAAGAAGTTGAGGTTTATAGAGTAAACTTTGACGAGAAAGATAATCAATGCTTAGAAAGGATACAAGAGGATGAAATTAAAAGTATGATTAAAAGGTTAAATGAATCAATAGCAAAAGGTATAATATGAAAAAGAAAGAAACAATAAATGAACTTAAAGAATTAGTTTCGTTGTTTGAATACAGAGACCTGTTTACCAATGATAGTATATTAATGGTTGGAGATTTAGATAAATTAAAAAACTTAATAAATAAATTATGAAAATGAAAGACAAAATAGCTGATCTTGAAAAGCAACTTGAGTCAGCAAAAAGACATACTTATATTTATGATAGTCACACTATTGGCTGTTCAGATGGTGAACTGTATGTTGAATATGGAGACATAGATAATAATAAAACCTTAGTCTGGAATGTAGATGATATATTTCAGAGCTTAGATTTTATTGTAACACAGGTTACAAAAGAGAAGGCTAAACTATATGAATGGAGACTTAATAGAATCAAAAATTCAATTAAAGAGTTATGAGAACATTAGGTAAAATCATACGAAAATTCTTTTGTGCAAAGGGAACACAGATTTGGCTCTGTGTTCCTTCCGTTATGGAAACTAAGGAAGACAAAGATAAATTTATAATGGATACAATAAACTTTTTACAAGAAACAATAAAAATTAGATATGACAAATAGAGAAGACTTAGCAAGAGTGCTAAAAGATTATCAGCATTTGGTTAATCAGTACCAAAAAAAAGAGAGTGAAGTATTGGACAAAGACCACATAATACAAGAGCTCCAGGATAAAATAGATTTGCTTTCGGCAAATATAGAAGTATTACAAAACAAAATATATGAGCAGTAAAAAAGGTGTATATACTATAAATGATAAGCATTATGATCTTAACATTTATTATGAATATAAGTACGACCCAGGCGACTGGATGCAACCACCTGTAACAGACGTTGATGTTTATAAGGTTGAGCTGAATGATGAAGATATAACAGAATTTTATTTTGATTATCTCTCAGCTTTGTTTGACGATCAAGTTTATCAGTTTGCAATTCAAGATCATTAAACATAGTAGGTTCTTAAACGCAGTAGGTCATTAAACGCAGTAGGGTTTCTTAAACGCAGTGGGGTTTCACTGCGTTTTTTTATTTATAGCTATAAAAAAATATTTGTTAATTGTGGATAAATTGTGAATTATTTATTATATTTATATCATAATAATAAAACGAAACAAATGAGAAAAATAACAAAAAGCGAATTATTAAAAGTTAGGTTTGAAGTAACTACCTTTTTTGATAATTTAAGCGAAGAAGACAAACAAAATTGTCTGGGTGCTTTAGCATATGCGCAAGCACCAATTAAAGATTTAAAAGAGGAGTTTAATTTTTATGGTCAAAAACAAACCACTTTAAAAGCAAAATATTCTTTTTTAATGAATAATAATTTAAACTTTTTGAGGGTGTTTTTGATTAGATTAGAAAACGCCTTTAATAATATGTATAACACTAAAAATAAAACAAAATGAAAATAAAAACACATAACCTAAAAAGCCCACGAACTGGAAACAGCGTGGCAAATCAATTTGAAATTATTCACGAGCACGAGAATTTTCAGACAATATTTTTTCAGTCATACAATTCAGTTATTGCAAAACTCCATCTAAATAGCAAAGGAGACTGGGCTATATATCTGGACTCTAAAGACTGGGACTATTCCAGAACAACACTCAAATACTTGAGGGTTTTTCTGAATGACTATATTAATTTTGATGGCTACACAAAAGACATTAGAAACAATATTGAAAAAGGTTTGTATAAATTAACTGATCTTAATTAATTATGAAAGATTTAAAACTGAGAATAGACCAGGAAAGCGTTAATATTTACGTTGATAACGGTGAGAATAAAGACCAAACTAACATATGCTATTGGCATATTGACGAGTGGCAAGAAGACAGCAAAATCGCAACATCAATTTTTAATGCTATTCAATTATACTATACTAAACCCAATAAATTATATGAGCTCAAAAAAAAGATTTGAAAGGGCTTTAAGACTTGCCAAAGAGCAAGGAAAAGCCAACAGAAATAAAACGAGATTTGTATTGAATAGTATATTTGATACAGGTATTAAAACACAATTAAATAATATAAAACAAAATGAAAGTAATAACTGAAACAAATTTAACAGACTTTGATTTTTGGTCTGGTGCAAAATATTTTTCTAATAAATTAACTTATTCAGAATTAGAAACTATTAGCGAACATTTACAGGAGCTTTACCCTGATGGAATGACGGACACCCAAATAAATGATTTTTTCTGGTTTGAAGAAGATTTCATTTGTAAACTAATTGGCGAAGATCTTGACGAAATACTCGAAAGAGTTTAAATAATAATTATAAATTAAACAAAATGAAAAATAATATAACGAAAGTTGCTGAGGGTTATGCCTTTTTAATAGCGTTTAGCATTGTTTTAACAGCGTTCGCAATACTGGTGGAACTATTTATCGTATAAAGCAATAGAAACCCGCTAAGCCCCTCATTTTGAGGGGTTTTTTTTTGTCTTTACTTTGCCGAGTCTCTTTCCATTTCATTTTCTCGCCTTTTACTTTCCTATTTTACGAATAAAATCAAATTAACGTAAAACAAGCAACCGAGTGGGTGGGTATACACCTTTAATCAAATCAACCCAAAACGATTTACTAGGTCACAAAAAAACACAGGTATCCCGAGTCCACCTATGTATTTGTCTATAAGTCTAATTGATATATTATGTCTGTAGAGGATTATTCGAGTCTCGCTATGTGGCGATCCTCGTATGTCTTATACATAGACTATCATTTTTTTTTGACTTTGTTGTGCTTTTTAGGGGGTCACTTATCAAAAGTTATTAACACTTGGTACAATATCTTTAGTATTTGATTTACTGTATATGAAAAAATCATTTACGCTTGAAGTACCAATGTCTATTGACGATATACCGTTACATAGATATCAAAAATATGTTAAAGTAATAGAAGACAATAAAGAAAGCACTGATCAAGAGTTTTTAAGCCTAAAGCTGTTAAGTATATTTTGTAATATAACTATGAAAGATGCTTATAAAATGCCTTTATCAAAATATGACTCACTACTTAAACATCTGTCTGTATTATTATCATCAAAACCTAAATTACAAACTAGGTTTACTATGAAAGATAAAAAAGGCAAAAAGCTAGAATTTGGCTTTATGCCAAATTTAGATAAAATGACTTTAGGAGAATATATTGATGCAGAAAGATATTTGACAGACTGGAAAGATATGCACAAAGCTATGGCTGTTTTATATAGACCTATAGTTGCTGGCAATAAAGATTTCTATAAGATAGAAAAATATGAAGGAACTGATAAATATTCTGAAGTTATGAAAGATATACCTTGCTCTGTTGCTTTGGGCAGTATACTTTTTTTTTTGAGTTTAGGGATAGAATTGTCGAAAATTACTCTGGGATCTTTACCCAATCAGCAAGAGACATCGAAAGAGGATCATATAGTCAAGGATTTGGAAAAAAATGGGGATGGTATCAATCAATTTACTCACTTGCAAAAGGAGATGTATTTAAAATTGACAAAGCTACAAGAACTAATTTACACAAAGCGATGATGTGGTTAGAGTTTGAAAAAGAGAAATCAGATTTAGAGGAAAGAATGATAAAAAAAGCATATAAATAATGATAGCAGTATACGAGACATTAGAAAAAATAAAAGACAAGCTAAGGGAAAACCCAACTATACAAACTGTTACGTTTGGTGACTTAATGCAGGTAGACTTAGCAAAAACATCAATATTTCCAATAGCACACGTTGTAATGGGAAATGTTGCATTCAGAGATCATATTATAGTTATGAATCTTAGAATACTATTTTTAGATATAGTAGATGACAATAGAGCTCCAAACTCTTTTGACCAGTTTTTTGGTAACGACAATTTAATAGACATCTTAAACACTCAACTTTCTGCTGCGAATATTTTGCAAGAGAATCTTAGAAGAGGTTCTGGTTATGCAGATTTGTTTCAAGTCAAAGGAGATATAAATTGTCAGCCATTTTTAGATACACTAGAAAATCAATTAGCTGGCTGGGGAATGGACCTGGTATTAGAATTACCAAATAAAACTACAAGCGTTTGTTGATATGCCACTAACTAAAAAAAGACCAGGAGAAAAAAGAAAAGATTTTATAATGAGATGTATGACAGATCCCATTATGAGAAAAGAATATAAAAATACAGATCAAAGATTAGCTGTATGTATAACTCAATATAATAAGTAATGGCAGTAACATTAACTACAGTTTTAGATGAGTTAGGGACAAGAATCGTAAATGACATAAGAGGTCAACTTATGAAAGGCGATAAGCCAAAATACGCATCTGGTACTTTGGTTGATAATCTTACATTTGAAGTTATAGGCAAACAACTAATTATAAAATCTCAAGGAGCTGGAAAATATCAAAGAATTGTTGACTCAGGAAGAAGACCTGGTAAATATCCAGCAAGAGGCGTTATAGAAGATTGGATCAAAATAAAAAACTTGCAACCAAGAGATAAAAACGTAAGACAAAAAGATTTAGCTTTTGTCATAAAAAGAAAAATACAACAAGAAGGTATACCAGGTATAAATTTTACAAAAAATACACTAAATAAATTTAGTTCTATTATAGCTCAATCTGTTGGTGTTGAATATCAAAAAGAATTACAAAGAATAATGAAAGAATTAAAAACAATAACATAATGTCAATTAATTATACACCACAATTAGTTAGAAGTCCAATATTCTACAAAGCAGCACAAGCTCTTGGAGAAAAGTTTGTATATAGTATATTTATTTATACTGGACATCATACTACAAATAAACCAACTACTGCTACATATACAATAACAAAAGATAAATTAGCTGATGTTGTTGAGCTTGGTACAATAACCTCAAAAACATCAAGCAAACTTGTCGATACAGTAAAGCTATTTAGTGAAACAGTTGAAGTTGGAGATTTGGTTTTCAACACAACACAAAATACAATAGCTATTGTCAGTGCTATAGATAATGATACCACGCTTTCTTTAGATACAGATATATTTCCAACTTCAGGTACTTTTGACTCTTATAAAATATTTAGCAAGAGTTCAGCATCTATAGAGATCGCTGAACTCATTAGGGATTTCTTTAAAACAGAATATTATAATTTAGCCGTAGACGCAGTATGGTGTGATATAACAACCGAAGTACAGATAGTGTCGGGAACAGCAACAGCTACAACATCTAATAAGTTAGTTGACAGTACAGCTACATTTATTAGGCAACTGTTGCCTTCATCATTTACAGTAACTGCAAAAAACACTACAGACAATACTTCAGCGACAGTATCTGCTGTAGACAGCGATACTACGCTTTCTTTGAATAGCAATATATTTGAAAGTGGTGAAAAATATACGTTAACTGTAACTGCAACTGCAAGCAATAACACTCCGTGGATAAATTTAGATGGATATGGGTTTTTTAAGGATGGTATAAATCCAGGTAGTTCAATACTCACGGATAAACAAGTCTTAATGACAAACTCTACAATTTACTTTAAACAAGGTAAAGATATTATTATACCTGTTTACGCACCAAACCAATCGACACTGACTTTTAGTTTAGGTGGTGTGTCTAATGTGTTTTGGAATAGTGTAGATGAGTTTTGGAATACTTATGAAAACACTTGGGGAAACATAATAACACCAATAAAAATTACAGATGGGGCTGTAAAAGACTCAGGTACTGCTACAGGTACAACTACAAACAAACTTGTTGATAGCAACCAAAACTTCCTGACTACTGTAAAGGTTGGTATGACGGTATACAATAGCACCGATAAAACAGTGACTAATGTTACTGCTGTTGATAGCGATACTCAACTAACTTTAGCTGATAATATTATGGCAACTGGTGAGGTATACCAAATACAAGATGGCAGAAGTTCGGACAAAATTCAATACGTTGTAATTTCACAGACAAGTGGTTTTACAGGCGGCACTGTAACTGTGACAGATGGATTGGGTAAATCGCTTAGTAGAGTTATCACGCTAGAAGAAATAGCTTGTACTAAGTATACTCCTTTTAGAGTTATATTCTATAATAGGTTTGGAGCATTACAAGACATTATATTCAGTAAAAAATCTGTAAGACAACTACAAACAAAATTTGATAAGTTTAAAAGGAGCACCATAAACTTTAACGAAGCTACTTTTGCTTATGATAAATACAAAGCACAAAAACAAAGAATAGATATACAAGGTGAAGAATCGATAACCCTAAATACAGATTTCTTAGAAGAAGAAATATCTGATCCAATACAAGAGCTTTTAATGAGTCAACAAATTTGGATAGACGAAAATATTGCAAATACACAAACATCCGTAAGTCCAGTTATAATTAAAACTTCTGATGTTGAATTTAAAACAAGTGTAAATAATAAACTTGTAAACTATACAATAGATTTTGAGTTTGCAAATGATAAAATACAAGATATTAGATAATGTATACTATTCAGTTATTTATAAAAGATAATGACGGATCTGATGTGAGAGTAGATTTGTTTAGGGATGAGTCTGTAACTATAACACAAACTATACAAAACATAAGAGATATAGGTGCAATATTTACAGATTTTACTAGGACATTCAACATACCTGCTTCACCAAATACAAATAAATTATTTAAGCATTATTATAATTCTGATATTGTCAGCTCAAGCAATAATTTGATCTCTGATTTTGATGCAAGAAGTAGAAAGGATGCAAGAATAGAATTAAATCATACACCATTCAAAAAAGGTCAAATAAGATTAGATGGTGTTCTTATGAAGGATAATAAACCTAATTCGTATAAAATTACTTTTTTTGGCAATACAGTAAAACTATCAACTGTTCTAAGAGACCTTAAACTAGACGCATTAGATTTAAGTGCTTTTGATACAACATATACAGAAACCAATATAAAAAATAAACTACAGTCTGCTATAGGAGATTTAACAGTTCCTATAATTACTCATACAAGAAGACTTGTTTATAACAGTGACAGTAGCGGATCTTACGTTGGATACACTGGTATTGTTGATGATATACATAAAACAGCAGGCGACAATAAAGCACTAAGTTTGAAAGAACTTAAATATGCACTTAGAGTACATAAAATTATAGAAGCAATAGAAGCTAGGTTTTCAGAAATAAAGTTCTCTACAGACTTTTTTAACACCACTAACCAACCATATCATAATTTATTTATGTGGTTACATAGAAAAGAGGGTGATGTCGGTACAGATGCACAAGTCACAGAACCATTTGTTCAGTCGTTAAACACTTTTGCAACAGGTACTTTTGTTCCCGCTAATAACCCTAGTCAAATAAGCAGTAGTATTGTTTCAGACGGAACAACACTCACTGTTTCAGGTACTGATAATTTAATATTTTCAATATCAGTAACACCTAGTAATAACAGTATTAATTATAGCTTGTCTGTTTCTATAGATGGTGAACAAAAATTCAATACACAAGGAACTGGTGTTTTGAGTATTGAGATGACGAGTTTAGGTATAAATCCTGTAGAACCTGGCGACTATACCTTTTCAATATCTTCTACATCTTCAGCTTCTGTTACGTTTACTTATGCTGTAACTATGACCACACAAGGTGCTCTTGAGCCAGAACAAGTTGATGAACAAACGTATTCTGTTAGTTCATCAAGTGCTGTTGCTTTTACGCAAGCACAGGCGTTCATAATTAGCAAAGAAATACCTGATATAAAAATTATTGATTTTTTAACTGGTATATTCAAAATGTTTAATTTGACAGCATTTGTAGAAGACGATGGAACTATAAAAGTTCAGACCCTTGACTCCTTTTATGCAAGTGGTGTCAGCAGAAATATAACTGATTTTGTAGACATAAATCAATCCGAAATAAACAACTCATTACCCTTCAAAGAAATAGATCTTAGGTATTTAGGCTTGCAATCGTTTTTTGCTGATACGCACGAAAAAATATTTAATTTAGAGTGGGGTACAGAAACAATTAATTTTAGCGATGTAACACAGGATGGCAGCGTGTACAAAATTGAGTTACCGTTTGAACACCATAAGTTTCAAAGATTGCTTGATCTTAACGATCCAAGCGGAGATACATCTACCGATATACAGTTTGGTTGGTCCGTAAATATAGATCAAAGTCCTTTTGTGGGTAAGCCTCTTTTGTTTTATCCTGTCCGAGTTACAAGTGGCACACCTATACAGCTTAAAAATTTTAGCGGGGGTGCAGACATAGCTATATCAACATATATAGTTCCGTCTAACACGCTTACTCTTGCAACAAACAGTCAATCAATACATTTCTCCACTGAACTCAGTGAGTATACAAATGAAACTGTACTAAAAAACCTATTTAGTGAATATTATAGGACTTATATAAGTGATGTATTTGACTCGAAAAATAGACTTACTAGAGTCACAGCTTATTTACCAGCTAACATATTACTGAATTTATCTCTAGCTGACAGGCTTGAGATAAATCAAAAGAGTTATAAAATTAACTCAATAACTACCGATATGGAAAACGGTAAAAGTGAACTAGAACTAATAAACGATTTCAATGCTTAAAAATATATTAGACTTATTAAAATTAGATGATTACTATGGCGTATCACCCTTAATTGATATAGCAAAAGGTAAATATGAAGCACCTAGTAATTTAAAAGAAGTAGTGAACAAATACAAAAGATTTAAAAAATGAACGAAGAACAATTTATACTGAAGATTGTAGTTGATGATAATCAATTTCTAGTCAAACTACCTAACGCCGAAAAAAAACTAAAAGATTTTGGACAGGTAATGAAATTTGTAGAAAAAAACTCTAAAGAGTTTGGCAAATCTCTCAAAGAAACTAAACACGTAAACGATGATATGATTTCATCTGCTGGTCTTGCAGGTGCAACTCTTACTGAATTTGGTAGAACTGTTTCTGATTTACCTTTTGGTATCACAGCGATAACAAACAACCTGTCACAATTAGGTACGTTATTCACTACTTTGGTAGCAAAAACAGGCGGCACAACAAATGCTTTTGCACTATTAGGACAACAATTAGCAAAAGGACCTTTAGCTATAATTCTTGTGTTTCAAGTATTAATTGCTTTATTACAGCAATTTCAAAAAGGCATAGTTAATTTTATAATGGGAGTAGAAGAAGCAAATGCAGCAACAAAAAAGTTGCGTTCAAACTTTTTTGATCTTAATGAAGAAATAAAAGAAAACAACAAAGAGCTTAAGAAACAAGATAAGGAAGTGTTAAAGGCAATAAAGCGAGTAGAAAGATACACTGAAAGATTAATTAGAAATAAAAACTCACAAAGAAACGTAAACCAAACAGAGGAGGAGTTTAGAAGAGCAAATAAGTCTACAATATTTGTACTTGAAAAAAGAATTAAAGCACTTGAGGAGTTAGGGATACAGGTAGATAAAACAAGATTGCTTGAAGAGGGTTATGTGGACTCTTTGCGTGAAGGAGATGGGACTATTGCTAATATTTCAGACAAACTGAATCAAAGAAGAATAGACTTAGAGAAAGAAAGACTTTCTGGAAGAAAAACAGAAGTTGAACTATTACAAGCTGAAATTTCATTATTTATTGACACACAAGAAGCTTTAAATGTAAAAGCTGAACAATATTTAAAATCTGAAGAATATCAAATGCTGCAAGCAAAACTAGCCAAAGCACAAAACGATGCTTTTTTAGAAGCAAGGTTAAAATTATTTGAACAGGAAGTAGAAAGAGAATTACAATACAGAAAAGATATATCGGAAGCTGCAACAGCTATATTTGAAAAAGAAGAAGATTTTGTTGAGCCTATAAGTGTTGATGACGATTTTCCAATTCTTGATTCTGCCCTTGAAGCGTTACTCGATTTTAATAAGTTTAGGGAGCAGTTTGTTGAGAAAAGCGAACTAGAAATACTAAACGAAATGGAGCAGGCTGCTTTAGAAAGGCTTAAAATATTAGCTGAAGAAAGTGATGGTTTGATAGATTTTGAAAAAGAGAAAACCAAGATAGTAGAGTTTTTCTCAAAAATAAGAAGAGAGTTGTTAAATGAAGAATTAGATCAAACTCTAAGGCAAGTTCAAGATATGATTGGTCAAATATCAAGTGCTTTAAATGCACTTACAGACGCTGAACTCAGCAGGGAAGAAAGAAAAACTGCGATGCTAAATAACCAGCTTACTGAAAGATTGAGGAATGAAAAACTTTCTGCGGATCAAAAAGCAGCCATAGAAAAACAAATTGAAAATAACGAAATAGCTTTACAGAAAAAAAGAGATAAGATAGCAGAGAAAAACTTCAAGCTGCAAAAAGCCGCTATGATAGCCAATGCTCTTGTCGAAACTTTCAGAACTGGTATTCTGGCATACGGTTCACAATTAATTATAGGTGATCCAACTTCTCCTATTAGAGCTCAGATAGCACAAGGTATAGCTCTTGCAACAGGTCTTGCACAAGTTGCCGCTATAGCAAGAACTAAATTTGTACCAACTGCTATATCAGCACCTTCTGCTGGTTCTAGCTCTGGTGGTGCTACAGGGGGACAAACAGGAACAACAGACCCTGCATTCAACATAGTAGGTACAGGTCAGCAGTTTCAGCTAGCACAAGTAATTGCACAAAGAACAGGAGAACCTATTAGAGCTTTTGTTGTAAGCGGAGACGTAAGAACAGGTCTAGCACTTGACAGAAACATAATTAATAGTTCAAAACTAGATTAAAACAAAATATAAAAAAATAGATTTACTTAATATGGATACTTTCAAAATAATAGAACTCGTTTTAGATGAAGATAGCGAGATCACAGGCATACAAGCAATATCTATAGTAGACGACCCTGCTATAGAGGAAGAGTTTATTGCTTTACAATCACAAGAGGTCAAATTAGCTGAAGTAGATAAAGAAAAAAGAATTATAATGGGTCCAGCTTTAATTCCTGACAAAAAAATATACAGGAAGTTTGAAGACCAAGAATATTTTATTTATTTCAGTGAAGATACGGTAAAAAGAGCTTCAGAGCTCTTTTTAACAAAAGGCAATCAAAACAACAGCAGTTTAGAACACAAAATAGATCTAAACGGCCTCTCAGTTGTTGAATCTTGGATTATAGAAGATTTAGAACAAGATAAATCTGTAAAATATGGTTTTAATTTACCCGTAGGTACTTGGATGGTTTCTATGAAAGTTAATAATGACGAAATATGGCAAAATTATGTAAAAACTGGTAGGGTAAAAGGGTTTTCTATTGAGGGTCACTTTGTAGATGCTTTAAAATTACAAGAAGAAGAAGATGAAGCACTTTCTATGCTTGAAGAGCTTACTGATGCTCTTAGTGTAAAACTTAAAACATATAATGATTATGGTTCTGGTGTCAGAAACAATGCAAAAAGGGGTATCGAACTCAATAAGAAGGTTAAAAACAAATGTGCAACAAGCGTGGGCAAAGTAAGAGCTCAGCAACTCAGTAGGGGTGCTAAACTTTCAGTCTCAACAATTAAAAGAATGTATTCTTATTTGAGTAGAGCAGAAACTTACTATGATGCAGGAGACACAAAGGCTTGTGGAACTATTTCTTATTTATTATGGGGTGGAAAAGCTGGTTTGAACTGGTCAAGAGGTAAATTAAGAGAGCTAGGCGAGTTAAATCTAAAATCAATGCCGATTGATGATGATTTTGCTATTATAGATGATAGATTAGCTTACTCTACAAAAGAAAAGGCAGAAGAAATGGCTAAGAATATAGGATGTAAAGGACACCACACACACGAGTTTGAAGGTAGAATATGGTATATGCCTTGCGAGAAACATATGTTAGCTGAAGTTGGACCTAGAGGTGGGGTTAGAAGAAGCCCAAAAGCACCAGCATCAGGAACACCCAATAAAAATCCAAAAGGAAAAGGAAGTGCCAAAGGATCAGCAAAAGGTAAAACTGGTGCAAAGGTATCCGCAAAAGACAGAGCATCTTTACAAAAAAAAGCTGATGATTTTAACAAAAGATATAAAGAAAAATTAGGATATGGTATCACAGTAGGTATGTTAGCTTCTGTATTCCAAAGAGGTCTTGGTGCATTCAATACAAGTCATTCACCCAACGTTAAGTCTCCTTCACAATGGGCACACGCAAGGGTCAACGCATTTATGTATCTTGTAAGAAACGGTAGACCACAAAATCCTAAATATACAACTGACTATGATTTACTACCATCTAAACATCCTAAAAGCAGATGATAAAAAAACCATATAAAACACCAAGTAGAACAAGCCCAAAGTCTTCACGAAGGGCTTGTTTATGTGATGACGGTAAAACATATTCAAGAAAATGTTGTAAGGGTAATTTAATCAATCAAGGTATTGGTAAAATATAAAAATACAACAAGGTAAATAAATAATGATAAACCTAATATATATATAGTTATGAAAGCAAGTGAAATAGTAGACAAATTCAAAAATGTGCTTCTTAACACAGAAGTTGAGTCAGATGATGAAATCAAAGACTCTACAGATGTAGAAGTAAATGAAGAAATTGCTCTAAACGAGCAAAAAGAAAACTCAGAAGTTCAAGAGAAAGTTGAACTAGAGGAGGAAGTTGAAGCTAGATACGGAATGGAAGATAAAAAGAAAAATAAAAGAATGGAAGATGAAGTTGGTGATGATATGATGGCAAAGTATGCCACCAAAGAAGATCTAGCAAAAGCTATGGCAGAAGTCAAAGCTATGATTTCTAAATTATCTAGCGAAGAAGCTCAAGATGTTCCCAAAGAACTATCTTCTGACGAAGAGAAAGAAGTGGTTGCTGAGAACAAAGAAGAGCTTTCAGCTCAAGAACCAGTCGTAGAGCCTTTGGCTCACGATCCAGAGGGTCAAGTAGGTACTAAAAGAAAAGTATTATTTGGTCAAAATAGAAAATTATCTACTCTTGATAGAGTAATGGAAACAATAGTAAATAAAAATAAATAATTATGGCAGTTTTAACACACGTAAATAATGATGTTGTAAGAATTAAAAATGATGTTGATTCAGTATCAGCAGCAGTTACTCTTACAGCAGCAGATAGTGGTAAATGGTATGAGCTTGCAGCAAGTGCAGGTGTTACAGTAACTTTACCAGCAGTAGAATCTGGACTTAATTTTAGATTTGTTGTAGCAAATGCTTTTGATACATCAAACTATGTAATTGATAGTGCAGAGGGAGATAATATAGATGGTATATTAGTAGTAAATGGAGCAAGTGTAGCAGCTTCTGGAGAAGATCAAATTAACTTTGTTGCATCAGCAGAATCTGTTGGTGACTTTGTTGATATGTGGTCTGACGGTAACAAGTGGTACGTTTGGGGAATGGGAAATTCATCAGGTTCTATTACAGCTACTGATCCAAGTTAATAATTAAAATATAAAAAAAGAAAAGATATGGCGACTACAACTTCGATAACAACTACTTATGCAGGTGAATTTGCTGGTGAATATATTGCAGCAGCTTTATTAAGTGGTGAGACGTTATCAAACGGAGGGGTTACAATTAAACCCAATATTAAATTTAAAGAAGTAATTAAAAAGCTGTCAATGAATGACATCTTAAAAGATGCGTCTTGTGACTTTGATCCTACTTCTAATGTAACATTAACAGAAAGAATTTTACAACCAGAGGAATTTCAAGTAAACCTACAGTTATGTAAAAAAGATTTCAGACAAGACTGGGATGCACAATCTATGGGCTTCAGCCAATACGATAACCTACCTAGAAGATTTTCTGATTTCTTAATTGCACAGGTTGCGGCTAAAGTAGCTCAAAAGGTTGAGCAAAACATTTGGCAAGGAGCAACTGCTAATGCAGGTGAATTTAACGGCTTCCAAGCATTACTAGCAGCAGACGGTGACGTTGTTGACCAGGCTGCAGTAGGTGGTGGACTATCAGCAGCTAACATTATTGCTGAGTTAGGTAAAGTAGTAGATAAAATTCCTTCTGGAGTTTATGGTAAAGAAGATTTAAGAATCTATATTCCAACAAGTGCAGCTAAATTTTATATTCAAGCACAAGCAGCTTTAGGTTATAGAGAGTTATTTCACGTTGGACAGACTGAAATGAACTTCCAAGGCATTCCATTATTTACAGCTCCTGGATTAGGAGATGACAAAATGGTTGCTGCACAATCTTCAAACCTATTCTTTGGAACTGGTTTACTGAATGACTGGCAAGAAGTTAAGCTAATTGATATGGCTGACATTGACGGAAGTCAAAACGTTAGAGTAGTATTAAGAGGTAGTGCTGGCGTACAACACGGAATCGGATCTGATATCGTACTTTACGCTTAATAATGTTTAATCAAGGGGGCGTTTGAGCCCCCTTATAAAAATAATAAATATGAGTTGTGATTTAACAAAAGGAAGACAAAGACCTTGTAAAGACTCTGTAGGTGGATTGAAGGCAGTATATTTTATTGATTACGGTATGACTGGCGTGGTTATGAATACCACTTCAGGTACTGAAGACAATGTTGCTGCTATTTCAGGCAGCAATACAGCTTACAGATATGATCTTAAAGGCAACTCCAATTTAGAGCAAACCGTTACTTCTTCAACAGACACAGGAGGTACGTTCTTTGAGCAAACTCTAACTTTGGTTTTACCAAAACTAACACCAAAAGATCACAAAGAATTAAAATTAATCTCGTTTGCTAGACCACACATAATTATCAAAGACAACAATGATAATTACTTTATGGCAGGTTTAGAGCACGGAATGGATGTTACTGGAGGAACTATTTCTTCAGGTGCAGGTATGGGAGATTTAAGTGGGTACACATTGACTTTTACGGGTCAAGAAAGAGCTCCTGCTAATTTTTGTGATATTTCGGCAGAAACAGACACGCAGTTATCATTTAGCAATAATGGTGGCTCTGCGTCAAACGTATCTGTTGTACCAGGTACAGTAGCTGATGTAGATGTAGATGATGACCAATCTGGTATACCAGGCGGAGGTAATTAGTGATTTTTCATAAGTTTTGTAAGAAAGCCCTGTTATTCAGGGCTTTTTTTATAAACACAATTTACGTTATTTGATTATCTTATTATGATAGTATTACAACCTGTAACGAGTTCTCAAACAATCAGAATTGTACCAAGATCTTATAAGGCAGATAACACAGTAAAGTTGGTTATCACTGAAGACGGCACTAGAAAAACTGAGACACTTAATAATTTAACTTCAACATATAACGGTAATTTTATTGATATACCTTGCACGTTTTCTATACTATCAGAAGGCAAAATGTATTTGTTAGAATTGACAAGATCTAACAATCTTTTATTTAGGACCAAGGCATATTGCACCGCACAAACAAATAGAACAATACCACACACTTTAAATACAGGTGAATATTCTGAGCATAGTGCTGAAGCTGACGGTCAAAAATATATAACAATATAATATGGCAACAAAAAAAACATACAATAATAATATAAGAGTAGTAAATCTTCAAGGTTATACAATACCAGAAGTCAAGGAAGACTACAAAAATGACTGGATTAGTTATGGTGAGAATAATGATTACTTTGACAACCTAATACAGTTGTATTTAAGCAGCCCAACAAACTCTTGTTGTGTAAACGGTATTGTAGATATGATATACGGAAAAGGTATTGATGCTACAGATAGTGACGAAAAACCTGAGATGTACGCACAAATGAAACAACTACTCAAACCAGATCAGGTTAGGAAAATTGTAAACGATTTTAAGTTGTTAGGTCAAGCATCAATACAGGTTATTTACAATAGGTCAAAGACTCAGATAATGAACCTAGTACATTTTCCTATGGAAACTCTCAGGGCAGAGAAAACTAGAGAAGGCAAAATAAAAGCATATTATTATCATCCAAAATGGTCTGAAATAAAACCCACTGATAAACCACAACGAATACCTTGTTTTGGTTTTGGTTCTAAAAGAGAACTCAGAGAAATATTTGTTATAAAACCATACAGACCAGGATTTTATTATTATGCACCAGTAGATTATCACGGATGTTTACAGTATTGTTCTTTAGAAGAAGAGGTATCAAATTACCACATAAACAACATAAAAAATGGATTACAACCAAATCTACTTATTAATTTCAATAATGGTGTTCCTGATGAAGAAGCACAACAATTAATAGAAAGAAAAATCCAAGATAAGTTTGGAGGAACCTCAAATTCTGGCAAGTTCATTCTTGCATTTAACGATGACCCTGATCGTAAAGCTGACATAGAGCCTATACATTTACCTGACGCACACGCACAGTATCAGTTTTTAGCAGATGAAGCAAGGGAAAAAATAATGTTAGGTCACAGAATTGTTTCTCCAATATTACTTGGGATAAAAGATAACACAGGTTTTGGTAATAACGCAGAAGAGCTTAGAACGGCTTCAATCCTTATGGATAACATAGTTATCCGACCATTCCAACAAACGCTGTTAGAAGCGTTTAAAACCGTGTTAGAATTTAACAAAATAGATCTTAGTCTATACTTTGTAACACTACAACCAATAGAGTTTACAGAATTAGACAATATTCAAACTAAGATTAAAAGAGAAGAAGAAACTGGTGAGAAATTATCAGCTATAGATAGAATTAAAAACATATTTAAAAACAAAGAAGATGAAGGCACTGTTCGTAACGACAAATGATCTAAGACGTAAATCTATTATCGGTGGAGCAGTCGATGCCGATAAGTTTATACAATTTATAGAGGTAGCTCAAGACATACATATACAAAATTATTTAGGAACTAAATTATATAATAAGATAGAAGGTTTGATTACTGGCGGTACAATAAACGATAATGCCAACTCAAATTATAAAACTTTACTAAATACATATTTAACACCTATGTTAATATGGTTTGCACAAAGTGATTATTATATGTTTGCATCATATCAAGTATCAAACGGTGGTGTTTTTAGACATCGAAGCGAGTCAGCAGAGACTCCTTCGATGCAAGAAATAAAATCACTTGTTGACAGCTCAAGAGATAAAGCTGAATTTTATACAAGAAGATTTTTAGATTATATTGATCGTAACAGCACTTTATTTCCAGAATATAATGAAGCTAACGATGATGGTATGTATCCTGATAAAAATGAAAATTTTAACAGTTGGGTACTATGAAAAAAATGACGTATAAACCTAAAGAAAAAAATATCGTTAAACTTAAAACGTTTATTGAAAAGGTTCTGCCAAAACAAAACGTTACTAAAAAAATATAAATATGGGTACTACTCTAACGGGAACTTTTATAAGTCAAACTTTTGATGCCTTACTAAAAGTAACAGACAACGATAATTTAACAGCAACACCAAAAAGAATTACAGATGGTCTTGGTAACGACACCCCTTTATTTATTTCTACATCAAAGATTGGTATTGGTGTAACTCCAACAACAGATTTTCAAGTATCAGGTAATTCACAGTTAGGTGGTAATTTAACTGTCACAGGTAATTTAGTTGTTCAGGGTACAACAACTACAGTTGACACAGATACCTTGTCTGTAAAAGACCCCTTGATTATTGTAGGTTCAGACAACACTTCTAGTGACGCAGTAGATTTAGGTTTCTATGGTGTGTATGATACCTCAGGATCGTTAGATCTTTACGCTGGTTTATTTAGAGATGCAAGTGATGCGAAGTTTCATTTGTTCAAAGATTTACAAACAGAGCCCACGACTACGGTAAATAAAAGCGGAACTGGCTATACAAAAGCAGGTTTAGTAATTGGTAGTTTAGAAGCTACAACGGGTAGTTTCACAGGCAATATTGAATTAGAAGCTGCAAGCGGTTTTGCACAAGTTGAGCTAGGTGGACCGTCTGGTGCTATAATAGA